ATCAAACCGCTTTTTGAACTTTTCAAAAGTTATACTTTTTCTCCGAACATTATCAATGGCTACTTTAGCTTTTGTTGATGCCGTAACTAATGAAGCTTATTCATTGGTGTTGCAATACAGCCGTTCGTTGCTTGTATTGCGTCTGGTTACTCCAGTGATGTGTTATTTAACACTCATTTTGTTAGCAGGTCACTACATGGTAATTCCTATGTATCGTAGCTCAAAACGTGCACTCCGACGCTTCTTCGGTCCGTATGTTTATAGTCTTGTGGTTCATTACTGCTCGACTATGGTCTTTCCCTTGGTTAGATCAGAGTTTCAACACGTGGATTTGCCTACTCAGAAGGTGTCAAAACATCATACGCATCCTTCTGCTGCTAGTGATCGTACTAGTATGGCGGGACTGATTGATAGGATAATCAGGAAATGTGGTTATGTGCCTTATTCAGTCAGTATGAGCGGGAGAGATTTGAGAGCAGAAAATATGGGGGATCGTTTGTTCCACATGGCAAAGGATTTGGCTATGCCTTTCAGAAATGATCGCATAGGAAAAACCAATATCATTAAGCTTGTTGACGTCGATTATTACCTTCATATGAATGATTACTTGGCCTATGGTGTACCGATCATAATGTACACGTTTTGTCCACGCAGCGTCGCTGGCTCGTTGCCCGATGCGTCTTATACCATCGTCAATGATGAAGTGTTCGTGGATGTTAATGGTGGTGCTAAGTATAGTCATATGATTTGGGACTATGAGACTGATTCAATGGTTAGTGATCATTGGTGGGGCTCAACTGTTTGGTTGGTTGAGTCAAGAACATGTCATGATGTGAATAGAAAGTTGGTAGCTTTGTTCCCGGTTCGTTACGTCTACAGTCCATTGGGCTGGATGATATCAGGTTACAGATTGGTGCGAAGGAGATTCACTTTTGGTAACATAAACTTTTCAAAATACCAGCAAATTGTTGCTGATAAGTTGACTTGTTTCATAAGCATGGGTAGACCTGGTGATCGTGTTTCATTTGTTTTACCTGAAACAGTATATCACACAGCTGTCGCTAAATGCTCAATATCAAAAGATCCGTCAATCTCTGACGTGGAACGTCTGTTTCGTGAAGATAAGGTTGAAGAACCTCATTTTGCAGCTGCTTTGTTCATTGTTCTCTGGAAATTCAACAAGGATGCTTTTCGCAGTGTTTTTCCGATTCTAAGTGTGACACCTTACTCAGGCGATACAATTACGTATCAAGCTCTTGGGCCACTTGTCACTGAAGAAGGAAAACCCTCGGGTAGAGAAATTGGAAAGAATTTCACGGATGGTGGGGGCGTTGCTCCTGCTCGTTCGTACAACAATGATGTAGCATGCGTGCAAGGAAGGATTGAAGACGTGAAGAATCAGGTTGTGAAGGTACCACCTTTTTATTTGGAATGTAGGGAAGAGTTTGTTGAACACTTGATTCCTAGTGGGCAGATGTGGACAGGGTGTCCATGGTCAGAACAAGAAGTTGAAGCAAAACAGTGCCGACCCACACAGAGAGCACTAGCGGCCATAGCTAAACCTTTTATGAATTGTGGGACGTTTCTCGTGAAATCGTTCCAGAAAGCTGAATCTTATGCGAAAGTTTGTGCACCTCGCAATATCAGTCAAACACCTACTGATCATCGATTGAGATATGCTAGTTATATCTATCCTTTGACCAGTGTTTTGAAGAAATTTGATTGGTATGCGTTTGGTAGAACACCAGCTGAGATTACTCAAAAGGTTCAAGATGTGGCTGTGAAGTGTGATACTATTTGTCCTACGGATTTTAGCAAATTCGATGGTACACATAGTAAGTTTTTGTGTGAGTTTGAACTGATGTTGCTTCTTCGTTTCTTCGGCTCTCGTTATCATGAAGAAGTGGCAAAGTTGTCAACTGAACAGTATTATGCGAAGGCCACTACGAAGAATAAGGTCAGGTACAACACCGAGTTTTCGCGTTTGAGTGGGAGCTCAGACACTAGTACATTTAACACCGCTGACAATGCGCTTGTTTCATACATCGCTTTAAGAGTAACTGGACATTCGAAGATAGAAGCTTTTGACAAACTAGGCTTCTATGGGGGTGATGATGGATTGACAGGGGATGTTGATCCTACTTTGTTTGAAAGAGTTTGTGCTCGTCTCGGATTGACGTTGAAAGCTGAGAAGATTGAAAGAGGAAACCCGGTTCCATTTCTGGGAAGAATGTTCCTTGACCCATGGACCACAGGTGAGTCTATTTGTGACGTCGGTCGTCGTGTCCGTTGTTTACATATTACGACAGCATCCAAACAGATTGCTGATAATATTGTATTGATGCGTAAGGCCGAAGGTTACTATGTAACTGATAGTCATAC